CAACGTCGCTGATGCTGAGGCACGGCTTGCCCAGATCGAATCGTTCGCAGACAAGAACCTCACCGACCAAAGCCATGCGTCGCTGAAGGCTCTCCACGACATGCTCACTAACCGAGACTGGCTGACACCAGAGATGGTCGTGCTGCGCGATCTTGTCGGGGACGAAATCACCTTGCGCCCTGCAGAGGTCATCAAGGAAGCATCATCCGTGTATGCGGTCTACAAGCAGGACGACCGGCGCTACACGATGGGGCCGGTATACGTGCCCGATCTTGAAGATGCACACGGCGAGTTCACCGACCGTGACACGCTTCAGAAAGCCTTGTGGGATTGGGTGCGAAAGGGCGACCGCACCATTTACCTGCAGCACTCTGAAAAGGCTGCTGGTGAAATGGTAGAGGTGCTGACTTGGCCCTTCAAGATCGAAACGGAACTAGCAGTCCCAAATCAAGGAGTGACAAAGTATGCGTTCCCGGCTGACACGCCGTTCATGGGTGTGATCTGGGACGACTGGGCTTGGGATCTAGTCAAGGCTGGAGAGTTGCGCGGCTACTCAATCGGCGGCAAGGCAAGGCGTGTTGAAGCGGACCTGCCTGATGCTGCACTTGTGTAGCCATGCCGGAGGACGAGCCCGATACCTCGGAGGGCCGTCCGACAGGAACATTGTCCGGAAGGCTGTTCGATGACTACGGCGACGATGTCGCGCTGACTTGGGGAGAGGTTATGAAGGCGAGGGCTGAAGACCTTGGTCCTCCGTCGGCGGCTCCTCCGATATCAGCCTTGCGATGAGATCGAAGCGGACCTCAAAGGTTCGTTCTTCTTCCCACTCGTCAAGCAAGCCTTGTAAGCCAGTGACTAGCGTTTCGTACTTCTTCTTGTAAGACACCCGACGAGGGTTCGGTGGCAGCACCGCACTTTCCCGAAGGATCCGTGCAACGGAACGCGCCACATAGGGGTGGCCCCCCTTGCGCTTCTCTTTCAGTTTCACAACTCGGCCACGCCATGTCACACCCTCAACGACTTCGTAGCCGTCAAGTTCCAAGTTTCGTATCGAAGACGAAACTGTTTGGTGCAGCAGCCCGGTCATGTCCTCAATCTCACGGGATGTCATGCCCTGTGCTGCTGATTGCATGATGAGGTTCATCACACGCTCTTGTATTGCACCCGCCCGCTTCTTCTCAAACTCGGCGTGGGCTCGGGATGTGTCTGAACCTTTGACGTAGCCGGTTGTCCCTTCGTACTCAAACGAGGGCTGGAACGCTGAGTTGGAAGTGTCACCACCCATTGCTTCTCATCCCTTCTGCTCGTGCTTCATCCATCATGAGTAGGTCAATATGCATGTGATCCCGCTCGGTTGGCTTTCTGATCATTGTCTGTCCCGGCAACTGCGAAGCCTTCTCCTTCGCCATGCTGAGGTCGCTGTAAATGCCAAGCGGCAAATCGTGGACCACATCTATAACCGCATAACCGCCCATCAGTCACTCTCCCTTCGTTGGATTCCGATGAGTACTTGGAGCGTCAAGTCCATCTGCCGCTCCTCGTTGCATGTTGGGCAGAGGTCGGGCTCCTCCGCAAAATCGAACCACGACGACGCCTCGCCAACAGGTGCTGAGTAGTGGCCGCAAGTCAGCCTGACTCGGATCATGCCTTCAAGCGGACCCTCCATCGCTTTGATTACGAGCGGGTCGGTCATCACTTGACCTCCTTGTTGGGAGTGATAATCGTGTCGGGCCACGGCTGGTATGGGGAGTAGACCGATTCGACTTCTACGAGGCGGCCTTCGTAAAAATCAGGCCGGAGGATCTTTGCCCATTGGATTGTGGCCAGCATGGTTATGTAAGTCTGGTCGATCGTTGCTGCAGCCTCAGTCACATGCCAGCCGAACTCGCCGTCGGCAGCCTTCATCGGTGTTCCTGTAACTGCAAACTCGCCCATGAACGGGATGCCGTTGGAAGTCAACCGCAGCAACTGAGTGCCACCTCCGCATTCAGTCTTGATCTTCATGCGGACATAAAACTCGCCGTGATCTTCATGCCTGATCTCGTCGGACTGGGGGATGCCTTCGATCCTTGTGCTGGTGACTGTGGTTGTCATTGGACTGGAATCCCTAGGATCAAAAACGGTGCGAACCATGCTGCAAACGCACCGTAGAACCATGCGGCCATCTTGCCGACCCGCTTCAGCGTGGCGAGTTCCTCTCGGTTGCGGCGTCGCCTAATCTCCATTGCCCACAAATCCTCGGTCTTAGCCATCTGTCCTCCTTGTCGCTTCTCATCCACAACAAAAGGATAATGCCTCGGTTGTAGGTTTTCAAGGTTTCAGCAAGATGAGAGGGACTAGGATGGGCACTAAGGTCAAGGGCATGGACGACTACAACAGATCATCCGACTGATCACATTCTGGAGGGACATTCAAAGCAGCAGAAAGGACGCTCGGTCCGCGCTGCACCATTCCCTCGCAGACGAACCGCCCGCTTACACACCTCGGGCAAGGACTGGAAACTCAATGAGCAAACACAAACTGTTCCATTACAAGGCAAGCGTCAACCGCGTGGTTGATGGTGACACGATCGATGTCACCCTTGACCTTGGCTTCGACATCCAACTGAAAGGCCGAGTCAGATTCGCTGGCGTCAACGCGCCTGAATCACGAACCAAGGATGCTGTAGAAAAACAGGCAGGTCTGGCAGCCAAGCGTTACGTGGAGGACTGGATCTCTGCGCTGGAGAGCAATGTCATAATCGAAACGAGCCTTGACGCAACGGGCAAGTACGGGCGCATCCTCGGCAGGATTCTGAACGATGACGGCGACTGCCTCAATGATGAGATGGTCAGCATCGGGCACGCCACGCCTTACCACGGAGGCAAGCGTTGAGCAAGATGACGAAACTGATAGTGGCGATCACTGGTCTGCTGGTCGCTATCGGCACGCTGCTCGGCACGATCAGCATGACCATCGGGAAAGGTTCGGAGGCTCCGCCCGGTATTACGATCGTGTTGAACTCGCCGGAGGCTTACGCGGACTTCATCACCAACCACCCGGCGGGAGGTTGATAGAGAGAGGTACAACAAACGGGCGGCGAGCGCCCCTACAATGGCCACACCTCATCGGACCGAGGAGTTCTGCGCATGGCGAAGTCGATCAAACTTGAAGACTTGGAGATCAAGGAAGCAAGTGCTGTCGATCATCCTGCGCACCTCCACGAAGGATGGATAGTGATGAAGTCTGAAGAACTAGCCGAGCCTACGGAAGTAGCCGACGAGGATCCCGAAACCAACGAGGAGGAAGCCGTGGCAAACCACGATGACCTTGAGCCGGAGGCCGTAGTCGAACCCGACACGACGGAATCGGCTTTGGAACCGGTATTGGCTTCGGCTGATGGTGGTTCCGAAACCTCGGTGAAGAAGGAACTGGAACACATCCGGAAAGAACTGGCTGAGACTAAGGAGCAGCACATCGCTCTCATGTCACAGGTGGAGTTGGAGAAGGCAATGGAAGCCGCTCATCAGTGGGCGATCCTTCCAGAACTGACTCCGACGGAGTTCGCTCCGGTGTTGCAGTCACTTCGCACCAAGGCGCCAGATGAGATGGAAGTCGTTGAGAAGGTTCTCAACGGCTCGGCCATCGCCCTGAAGGAGGCCGGGATCCTGAAGGAACTCGGCACCGATTCAGGTTCAGAGGCTGCCTCCGCTTACGACGAGATTGCGGTTCTTGCTGCTGCTCGTGTCGAAGCAGGGACATCCGATTCCTTGGCTAAGGCGATTGGGGATGTTGCCGAGCAGCGCCCCGATCTTTACAGCCGCTACGTAAACGAGAGGAGCGGTGACTAATGGCCTACGAATCACCCGGCGTTTCAATCGGGACATTCACGGCTGGTGCAGACCTGTCTGCCAAGCAGTACCACTTCGTCATTATGGCTTCGGCCACGACGGTGAACGTGGCTACGGCGATCACGAACGCGCCGATTGGCATTCTCCAGAACAAACCGGAGTCAGGCCAGCAGGCGATCGTTCAGATCTCCGGAGTTTCGAAGGTTGTTGCCGACGGCACAGTCGCCGCCGGGAACTTCATCGGGACTTCCGCTGACGCTCAGGCTGACGCGATCAGCCCCGGAACCGACACGACCGTCTACATGATGGGTCAGTGCATACAGGCGGCTTCGGCAGGCGAAACGACGTCGATGATACTCAACGTCACAAACTGCCGAGCGGCATAGGGGGACTGACACATGCCACAGCCAACCTCAACAGACGTCCACGTAGACGCCATCCTCACCAACATGAGCGTGGCCTACATGCAGGAGGCTTACGCCTTCGTTGCAGCACGGGCGTTTCCAACTGTCAACGTGTCGAAGCAGACTGACAAGTATTTCACATACAGTCAGGCTGACTTCTTCCGCGATCAGGTACAGCGTCGGGCCGACGGCACCGAGTCCGCTGGAACCGGGTACTCACTCAGCACGGCAAGTTATTCGTGCGATGTGTACGCGCTCCACAAGGACATCGGCGACCAGACCCGAGCCAACTCCGATTCTCCGCTGGATCCAGACATGGATGCGACACGCTTCCTGTCCCAGCAGATGCTCATTCGGCAGGAAGTCCAGTGGGCGACAGACGCCTTCAATACTGGCATCTGGGGAACCGATGCAACGCCTAGCACCCTTTGGGATGCCGCGTCATCGACCCCGATTGCTGATGTGGAAACGGCCAAGAACGCTGTCTTGACCAACACCGGCTATGTCCCCAACACGATCATCATGTCCTACAAGGTGTTCAGCGCCTTGGTGGACAACAGTGACATCGTTGACCGGATCAAGTACACGACACAGGACTCGGTGACTGAGGATCTCCTCGCTCGCCTGTTCAATGTGGATCGCGTGCTGATTATGGCTAGCACCTACAACACCGCTCAGGAAGGCGCTACGGCTGCCTACTCGCAGGTCGGTGACAAGGATGTGCTGGTTTGCTACACGGCTCCCAATGCAGGCCTGATGACGCCCTCCGCGGGCTACAACATGGTCTGGACTGGGGTATCCAGTGGCCTCGGGTCTGGTTCGGCCATCAGCCGTTACCGGTTGGACGAGCGCCGCGCTGATCGCATTGAGATTGAGTCGGCTTTCGACTTCAAGATCGTGTCTTCGGCTCTGGGCTACTTCCTTTCCAACTGCACTTCGTAGAGCAACTAGCCTCTACAACTGAACGAACACGGCATCAAGCCGGGGTCGGGTTTGCCCCCGGCCTCGGCTTGACGCAGTTAGGAGCGCACGGTGGCTTGGACTTACGGCGGTGACCCCGACTCCAATGCTCGGGATGCGATCCGCTTTCTAATCGGTGACACAGACACGAACGATCAGATCCTCAATGACGAGGAGGTCGCTTGGGTCAACAAGGAGGTCACCGGTGATAAGACTGCAACAACAGGGCTGTATACCGCTGCCTATCGGTGCTGCATCACAATCGCATCCAAGTATTCACGCCTCGCTGATCAAGCAGTGGGCGACCTGCGGGTAGACCTATCGCAGAAAGCCGTGGCTTACCGCGACCAAGCCTCAGAACTGGAAATCTTGGTTGAGCGCGAGGGTGGTGTGCCCACGCCTTACGCGGGTGCGATCACGATCTCCGACAAGAATGTTGACGAGGCGAACTCCGATATCAACCACGGCTGGTTTGAGAGCGGCCAGTTCACAGACAGACGGGGTGGTGGGTCGGGTCGGGTGCTCCGCAGGTTCGGCGCGGACACATAATGGGTGGTACTGCACAGACCCAGCAGTTCATGACCGACCTAAAGGTGGACATGACGCCGGATACGACTGACATCCGGACCACTGCAACGGTCAACGCTTACGGAGAACGCGCCTACACAGGTGGCGCAACCACCTATGACTGCTACATTCGACGGTCGGAAGCGGGCGACAGAGACCTCAATGAGAAGGCCATCGTTGAATGGGTTGTCTACATCCCAGATGCGTCGCTAACCCTTGACATTGAAGACCAGATCACGCTGCCCGCTCCCGTCAGTGACACGCGACCGATCATCCGAGTTGATACGAAGAAGGACAACTATGGTCAAGTGGGTGTCATCGTCTATGTCGGAAGGGCTCGGTAATGGCTACCGCTAATCCCTCCTACATGGGTGGTGGCATGTCCACCAGTATCAAACTTCGTGGCCTCAAAGAGTTCACCGCGAAGATCGACGCCAAAGTGGACAAGATGAACATGGACATCAAGCGTGCCGTGTTCGCGTTGGCTACTGAGATCGGCAACGAATCCCAAGACCTTGTCCCTGTTGCGACAGGCAATCTGAAGGCGTCGATGGATGTGACACGACCGAGCAGCATGGGCAAGAATGTCAAGTCAGAGATCACCTACGGTGGCACGACTGGCAAGGGTGAAGTGAACTATGCAGTCAAGGTCCATGAGACAACACCAATCCCGAACACCGGACAGGCTTACGACCCAGAGAACCGCCAGATGTACACGAAGGTCGGTCAAGGCAAGTTTCTTGAACAGCCTTTCTTGGCTCGCACAGCGAACTGGCCCAAGCCGCTACTTGACATGATCCGTCGGGAGAAGGGTCTGATGTAGTGGCCGTGCTCACTGATGTTGGTGCCTATCTCGTATCGACTGTCACCGATGTAACCCTTGTAGCAGGAACCAACCTGTTCTACGGACGCCTCCCTGATGACCCTGATGTCTGTGTCGCATTGTTTGAAACAGGTGGTAGTCCACCAACGTCAACCCTCGGAGCCGACGCTGTGCCTCTGATAGAGAGCCCAAGGGTGCAGGTCATGTGTCGTGCGGCTGCCTATGCCGATGCTTCAACATTGTCTGTGGACATTTGGAAGCAACTCCAGTTGGTCGCTAATGACTCGCTGTCGTCAACGCTGTATCAGCGGGTGAATGCTGTGCAGTCACCGTTCGCGCTTGAACGGGACAGCAGAGACAGACTGGTTATGGCGTGCAACTATCAAGTGACGAAGAACGTCTAGACCCGTTCGGTGAGATCCACCGAACTCCCGAGCACCTTCGCAACACCCGGCTGGATGTTCGCTGCGCTAACTGCTCGAAACTCCTTGCGGAGATTCTGTCTGCTCCGTGGAGGATCGTTTGCGCTCGGTGCAAGAGTCTGAACGAGAGCGCATGAAGTCGTCCTCGCTGACGAACCATTCCGCGCGAACTGTGTTGCCGAAGTACGCACGCCAGCCCTGACGCTTCTCCCAAACCCATCGCCCGAGGCTCGGCGTCACATGCCGTTGGAAGTGGTGCGGGTAATCGGTCCAAGCAGGATCGGCGGGGTTGACGCAACGTTCACAGAAACAACCATCAGGACAAGGATTTACTTTACGCAGGTGGAGGTGCGGGCTCGGCAGCGAATGAGGGTCGTCTAGCAGATCGACTCGCATCACAACCTGCCCCACGGGGACATCTGACAACTCAATGAAGTCAGCCATAGCCCGTAGGGAATGAACGACCTCTCTACGTTCAGAATGCCACGTTGACTGGGGTGCAAGCCGTCCAATGAACGCCTCGCCTGCTTCGATGTAGCCACAGTCTGAGCAAACCTCGGTCGTGCCGTCGGTTCGGCTGAGCGCCCCGGGGTATTGCCCAATCATGGCGCTGTTTGGGATCGGACCACCGCAACGGGGACACATCAGTCTGTCTCCTTTTCCCAGTCGTACACGCCGGGGAGTAGCCGAACACTTGATGCCTGTCGGAAGCCCGGTTTACGGGCAAGAAGCCCACGTGGCTCCATCGGCTTGTCAGCCAATCCTCGGGCAAGCCAGCCGACTCCCATCCCGATCCCCATGAGGAACAACGGAGCGAGCAGCCATTCCCACATGGGGTTGGTCATCTGCATCAAGGCAATCATCTTGATTTCCTCTCTTTCTTCTTGTCTTTCTCTCTCTTGACGATGTCAACATGCCCCGGCACGATCCGCACCAGTTCGTTGGCGATCTGACGGTTGCTGGGGAACTTCACGATCTGGTTCAGTCGTGTCACCAGCGCCACATACAACGCCTCGTATGTTTCGGGGGTCATGCGTATTTGCTCACGATCCACTTGTTCTTCGGGACTTCGCCCCGGCACTTGGGGCAGATCAGCGCGGACCACGAAAAGTGGTAAACGACCCGAGTCTCTAAGCAGCACCCTGAGAAGATCGTCTTGCCGTCCTTCCCGGCGCGGGTGTACCTGTTTACAGTCAGTGGCCCTTTGCTCATGCTGCATCCTCAAACAGTTCCCGGTAGCCAACGGAACCTTCGTTGCCGTTGTACCCGGCGGTGATCCGACGAATGCCGCACCGGTCGGTCATTGATCCCCAGCCGGGGTTGACCGGGGTGATGATGCCGCCTCGGGTGACGTCGATCAGGTGCGTGCTGAAATGGTAGACGGACACGATGCCGTCTGTGTAGGACGCCTGCCACTTGCGGTCCGAGGCCGAAGCCTCGCCGTGTCGTACAGCGTCGATGACGAGGTTGGTGAAGTTGGATCGCTTCATGCTGCAATCTCCTTGTAGAGCGTGTCTGCTTCTCCCAAGTTGATCTTGGGGAACAGGCCGTATCGGTTGAGCCGGTCTGGGTCCAGCCTCAAATGGACATCAACGTAATCCGCGACCTTGGCTGCAATCCGAGCCATCCCAACCTCTGTGTAGGTGAGGGTCTTCCAGCCGAACATCTGAACCGTCCAGTAGATGCGCCTTGTTGCGCCCGGGTCGAAGTCATCGTCCCAATAAATCTCTACTACGTCACCAACACTGAGGCTTGGCATTTCAGCCTGCACGTTGAGTTCGTTGCCGGTCACGGCGTTGTTCATCCGGAAGATTCCGTCGTGTGGCGAATCCTCCAACAGCGTCGCGTTGTCGATGGTGTATGTGTAAGCCGCGTGCAACGCGGGGCGCTCGGCCTTGTCGAACTCCTGAAAGCGGTCCCGGTCGGCGCGATGGAAAATGGTGACCTTCATGAGTGGTCCCATTCTGGGGCCGCTGCAAGCAGGAGCCCGAGGTTTGCAAGCCGCGCCAACTCAACAGCGGTGGGCTTGACTTCGTACTGCAGGCACCGGACGGTGTCGCCGCCCTGCTTGTGCTCCGCGATGCTGCTCATGCCAGTGAAGGGCACGAACCAATACTTGAATGTTGCCATTTTGGATCCTCCTTGGATCTTTCGCTTCTCATCCACATACATAAGGGTAATGCCATGGTTGTAAACATTCAAGGCATTCAAGGCTTTCGCAACGTCCAACGGATGCAGCCCTCGGTGGTCTACTATGTCTCCACCAGAGTGCTCTTGTAGCCGGGTGCCCTTGTGGCCGGTGACTCGGCCTCGGCGTACCCGTGATTGGAGAAACGGATGCCGAAGTATGTAGTGACCGGAGGCGAGGACGGCCTGAGCGGTATTGAGGTCGCGGGCAAGCGGTACGAACCGGGTGACACCGTAGAGATAGCCAGCGGGAGCAAGGATTGGCGCATCGCTGCTGGGTATTTAGAACTGGCTTCCACGTCGAAACGTGCCCGTGGCGACAACGGACACTTCATTCCCGACGATCCAGCGACGCCGGATGTCAATGAGGCATTTGAGCCGGATCCAGCACCGAAGAAAGCGGGAGGTAAGTAATGCCCACGTTCGTACACGGAAAAAGCACAGAGGTCTATCTCGACGAGTTCGTGATGAGTCAGTACTTCAACAGCACTGATGTGGCCTTGACTAACGAGACAGCAGAAGTAACTTCGTTTTCTGATTCTTCCAAGGTTTACATTTTGGGGCTGGCCGACGGGACGCTTTCAATGAGCGGAATGTGGAATCAGGAAACCGACGGCTCCGACGAAGAACTCCACGCGATCCTTGGTTCAGCAACAGCGCCCAACATCACGATCGCTGAGGCTGGCGGGACAATCGGCAACCGGGCGACGATCGCCAGAACCCACGAAACCAACTACGCAATCTCCAACCCGGTCGCAGACGTATCTACCATCACCGCTGACTTCCAAGGCACCAGCAACGCTGGCACGCTGGGGACGATGACCTACGGAATTACCGGAGGCGTCCAGTTGTCCACGGGAGTGTCAATCGACTACAACGCCCTTGGCAACCTCTCTGGGGTGGACGGCGCTGCAGCGTCCACGGCGGGCGGGGCCGCGCTGCTCCACGTCGTGACGAACAGCATCCCCGGAGTAACAACGATCAAAGTTCAACATGACACGGTTGCGGGCTTTGGGTCCGCAGCCGATCTCATCTCATTCACCGGTGTCGGGGCTAGCACCAAGACATCGGAGATGGTGGTCTGCTCGGGGACCGTAAACCGGTACATCCGAGTGACCGCCAGCACAGCAGGCTCCAGCGGGAGCATCACCTTCATGGTGTCATTCGCAAGGTTCTAGGAGGACCATCCAATGCCAACCTTCGTACACGGCAAATCAACAGACTTTGAGGTGGACGACACTGGCGGGACATCCCGCTCGTTGTCGAACGTGCTCACATCAGTGGACTTTCCGGAAACAATCGACACAGCCGAAACAACGGCGTTCGGTTCAACCAGCAAGTCATACATCGTCGGCCTGCGGGACGCCACCATCTCGGTCAGCGGCCTGTGGGATGCGACAGTTGATGGCTATCTCATCGGCACCGAACCCGCGACGAGGACGTTCATCTTCGGTCCGGCGGGCAGCACGGGCGGTAACGTCAAATACACTGGTGAGTGCATCCTGACCAACTATGCGGTTTCCAACCCTGTCGGCGATGTAGTTACCTTCTCGCTGGATCTTCAGGTAACTGGGAACGTGACCCGCACTACCTACTAGATCTCGTAACCACAACCGAAGGAGTGACCATCGTGTCCAAGTTGAGCGAGAAGATCAAGGCTGTTGATGATGTCAGTAGCGACCTCTATGAGGTTGTTGAATGGGGCGTCGTCCTAGAGGTCCGGTCAATGACAGCGCGTTCCAGAGCGCAGTTTGTTGCCCAGATGGCATCAGAGGACGGCACCGTTCTAGGTGTCAACGATCCGAAGCGGATCGAAGGCATGTGGTGGCACGTCATCAGTCAGACATGCTTTGATCCAGAAACAGGAGATCGGGCGTTCGATGATGGCGATCAGGAGTGGCTGTTTGAGAAGAACGCCAAGATTGTCAACGACCTTGCCAATGAGTGCATGGCAGCATCGGGTTTGACTGAGGAGGACGCGGATGATGCGGGAAAAGATTTCTCGGGTATCCCGACCGACGAGGCCGGCGAAACCCTGAGCGACGATTCTACTTCCGACTAGCCCGTGAACTCAGCATGACGGTAGGCGAACTCCTAGATCGCATGTCGTCGGCTGAGTTGACAGAGTGGGCCGCCCTCTTTCGCTTGGAGAACGAGGAGGCATCCCACCAAAGCAAGGTCGCCTCATCGCGTAGCAGGGTGCGTCGCTGATGGTTGGCGTCGGAGATCAGGTCGCTGGCAAGGTCGTAGCCGTAGTTGAGGTTGAAGACAAGACCAGCAAAGGCATAGCCAAGGCTGAAAAGAGTCTCGCCTCGTTTGGCGCTTCAGCCAAGAAAACTGGAATGAAGATGACGGCAGGGTTGACCCTGCCGATTGTCGGGTTCGCTGCTGGTGCAATCAAGGCAGCCACATCCTTTGAAACATCAATGACCAAGATCCAGTCGTTGGTAGGTCTGTCAGCGTCAGCGGTTCAAGGGTTTGAGAAGGATGTTCTTCGGCTCTCCGGTGAAACATCCCGTGCTCCCAAGGAACTTGCGGATGCGATGTTCTTCATCACTTCTGCAGGTCTGCGCGGCGCAGACGCTGTGGCAGCCTTGGAAGCGTCAGCCAGAGCAGCAGCCGTCGGGCTCGGATCTACTGAGATTGTCGCTGATGCTGTTACGAACGCCCTCAACGGTTACGAGAAGGGAACCATCTCCGCTGAGAAGGCAACAAACATCCTCATCAAGACCGTTGAGCAGGGCAAGGCGTCTGCTGAAGACCTCGCACCCCAGTTTGGTCGCCTTGTTCCGGTCGCTGCAGAACTCGGCGTTGAGTTTGAGGAGTTGGGTGCAGGCCTCGCCTTCCTGACTCGTTCAAGCGGTAACGCCTCTGACTCCACGACCCAGTTGTACGGCATCCTCAACACAATCCTGAAGCCATCAGGCCAAGCCAAAGATGTGTTTGATGAGATCGGCCTCTCCATAGGAGAGTTCCGACGGCAGGTCGCTGATGAAGGCTTGCACCCTGCGCTGATGAACTTGCGAACCGTCTTGGAAGCCAACGGCAAAGAGATGGTGGATGTCTTTGAGAACGCCCGTGCTATTGGTGGCGCTCTCCAAATGACTGGCTCGCAAGCGGAGATCGCTGCTGATGTGTTCGCTGCTGTCGCTGACGAGGCTGGTGCGCTTGATCGCGGTATGAGGATTGTTTCAGACACAGCAGGCTTCAAGTTTGCTGGAGCGAT